CGGGAACCTTTAGTGCGTCGGGTCATTACATTGTAAAAACCTACAATGGTAACGCGTTTTCAATCTTCGTTTCCAAGAACGGAAACGTTTCTCCTTCAAACAGCGCCGCTAATTCTCTATATTATACTGCTTCGCTCGACCCAAATCTAACGGGTATAGGAGCTGTTTTCAACTACGTGAGCATCTAAACTGCGTTGATCGACCGATAGTCTATTTTTCATACATACATAATGATCCGAGACACGCGAACCACTGCTGACTTTCAGCACTTTACGTTCTCGGGTCACTCACGAAAACTCGCGGGCAAATCCCTGTTGGAAAGCATCCATCTGGGACATGCCGATTATGCGTCATATTGGAGTCTCGAGATGCTCTGCTCCGGACTCGTCCACTCCCTATGGTCCACCTTTTTCGAGGCAGCGTCACTCTACATCCACCGCTCCTGCCCCAACATGTTTTTATACTTGACAACCCAGTACGAGCGCTTTGCAATTATCGAATCGAACTTTTCTATTGCAAATATGGTGGAGATCCGGAATCGGGAGGACGCGCGCATGCTGGTGTGCGAGACCGCGACCGCCCTCGCGACTGCCAAGAAGCAGAAGGCGATCACATTACCAACCATCAAACCCGAGCACGACTTTCAAACAACGGTCATACGGGAAAATCTGCGCGCGACGTCGCAGAATACAGCGCGGTTGTACGTGAAGACGGACGATCCCTACGAACTCGCGATGCCCTTTAATGAATTTTGCTTTGCGATTCAGACCAAAGATACATCGCGCGCCCTCTACTGGTTGGCGTGGATTCTAAAGTACGCGTCCGTGCAAAAGAAGGAGTCAAAGCAGGCAGTGGCGTGCGGCGAGAGGTTTCTGGACCGCATCGAAAAGAAGTACGCGCGCAACATTGTGTGGATGTTCTGGGAAGTGGTCATGTCAAAAGCAGAGACGCCCCATGTAGAAGCGCTTATGCGACTCTACTGCCTGCGATGGGACCCTTCTAACTCAAAGTCGAAACTGCCCTTGCTGCTGAACGCAATTGTCTTCGTGACGGAAACCTTGGATCTGACGGAACCGCCGAAGCGCAACGAAATGGAGATCGGACTTATGCTCCAGCGCATTCCCCAGTGGATCGAAACGATTCAGAACACGAAGAACACTTTTTCTTCGAGGTCTTAAAGTAATAATGGCGAATATTGGAGACTCGCAAAAGGTTCAGATTTCAGCGTTTCAGGCGCTGCTCTTTTACATTCTCGCCAACCCCATAACCTTCCGGGTCGTGGACGGTCTCATAACGAGCATAACGGGACCCTACACCCCGCTGCGCGTATACGAAAGCAACGCGCCGACGGGGTTCGGCATCCTGCTGCACTCTGCCGTCTTCTTTGCAGTGACGCTGGGACTGATGTATCTATAATTTAAGTCAAACGCGTATGGTTATACAATGACTCGTCGCTTCCAGGTCACGCGCCTCGCGACCTACCCGTACACTCTCCCAAAACCCATCGCGCACTACAAGGCGCACATGGTCTGGTCGGGAATTTTGCAAGTGAATACGACGGACCGCACGTGCCGCAAGTTTTCCCCCGAATTTGATTTTACCAGTGAAAACAGGGCGCTTATCGTTATGGAAGAAATGCCGTTCCCCAACCAACTTTCGCATGTCGATATGGTTCAAACGTCCAGCATAACGGTATACAACAAGCACATGTGGGCAGAAAACGATCAACTATTTATTGAACTCAGGTAGGACGTAGCGCTCGGATCACTCGTCTCGACCCATTTGGGCATCCACATGTGCGGAATCACTTTCGCTGCATGCGCATAGTCTCGGTCGAACAGTTCGCGGTAGTATGCCGCTTCATCGGGACGCTCATACCATTTCTGGGTTGCGCCGTCCCGGTTGACACCGTCGCTGAACGCTTCCTTGCGGCGCCACAGAACTTCGGGCGGCAAAAGTTCGCACAACTCAAACGCTTCCCGGAGAATCGCCTTTTCCATTCGAGAACGCGACGTGCGGAGTTCGACGGGAATGGACAACCAGGTCTGCACCACTTGCTTATCGAGGAACGGGGTCCGCGCCTCGAGACCGTGTGCTGCCATACAGCGGTCGGAGCGGAGAACATCAAACATGTGGATTTCGGAGAGAAGGCGGAGAGTTTCTGCGTCAAAGTGGGCGTCGCTGGGCGCCTTCCGCATGTAGAGGTATCCTCCGCCAATCTCGTCGCTGCCGTCGCCGTTGAGAATAACCTTGCAGTCCGTATGTTCCTTAATGTATTTTCCCAGCAACCAGTTTCCGACCGAGGCGCGGACGGTGGTAATGTCGTACGATTCAATGTCGCGAATTACGTGGGGAACGGCGTCTCGGAAATCTTCGGGCGAAACGACTATAGCAGTGTGCGTTGATCCAATATAATCAGCAACCTTGCGGGCGTACTTTAAATCGGGAGACCCGATCATGCCGATACTGAACGTGCGAAGTTTTATTCCGCGCGGTCGGAGTTCGGACGCAGCGATGGAGGCAACTAGACTTGAATCGAGACCGCCACTGAGGAGAGCAGCGATGGGGCGCTCCGTGTTCATTACGCGCTTCTGGACTGCACGAACAAGAGCATCCCGCAGGCAGTAGTGGGAGATTCGGGGGGTTCGGAAGGCGTCGAGCGATACAATGCTCGTCGTGTGAAAGCGCTTGGCGTCGTGAAACGCTCCGTTGCCGCGGTAATAGACGGAGTAGGTTCCCGGTGGAAAGGGGCGGATGTTTATCGCGCCTGCAGGAAATCCTTTGACTTCAGACGACCAGATGTGGGACCCTTCGTATCTGGCATGAAAGAGAGGACGAACGCCAAACGGATCGCGCGCGATAAAGACAAAGTCGCGGGCAACATAAATCATCACAAACACACCGTCAATCTCGCGACACGCGTTGGCGAACCCGATTTTCTGGATGAGGTCGATTAGGATGCCGCAGTCGCCGTCTCCTGATTCCGAAAGGTCGTACTTGTGCCGGAGTTCAACGTGGTTGTAGATCTCGCCGTTGCATACGAGTTTGATACCGTCGTCTTCATGTTCAAACGGTTGTTCTCCGCCGTCGCCGAGACCGTTGATGGCGAGGCGCGTGAACCCGAGAGACACGCCGTAATAGGACTTGAAGGTGCAGTACTCTGGACCGCGATTTCGGAGGGCATTGATGCAGTCCGGGAAGGATTCAGAGTGAGGACCGAGGCAGCACCATATCCCACACATCTATTGTGTGTTTAAAGTGGATCCTAGTAAACCTCATAATCACATAATATGATTGAGAACCTGCTGTATACTGCGCTGGCAACCCTAGTCGTTATTGTAATTCTTCACATCGGCGTCTTCTGGGTGTCTCGTGTTATTCAACCTCCGAAACCGCGCGTGGTCTACATGCCGCAACCTCTGCAGTCTCAGTACAACACACTACCCCCGCCAGTCGTACAACCCCTCCCGCAAGCGCCCCCGCCTGCTCCTGAAATCAAACTCCCCACGTACGACAGTCCTCCTGCGAATACGAAACCTGCGCCGCCTGCACTGCCGTCGCTGCCCCCGCCGATTGAGACGCGCGATCCTGCACGGTCGTAGACTGTCTTAAACATATGAGACATATACAAGCAATCCATGAAACGCCTACAGACCCTTTATGGATGGGATCCGTCGGCGCGCATGACCCGACAAGCAACCAAACCAATTCGCGGGAGTTCCGCGAAGGTTCCGCAGGGTTCTGGTATCCCGGGATGGTTGTGCCTAACGCGCGATCCCACAAATTCAGCACCGGTTGCTCTGTGGGTTCCCCGGCGCGCGGACCCGAAACCGCAGGTCTTTCGAATCGTCATGGACGAGCGCTGTTTCGAGGACAGTATTTTGCGCGTCGAGTACACATCCACACATCTGTACATTGCAGATGTGTGGATGTGGAACGGTATAAAAATGTTTAACAGGACCTCCTTTGCGTGGAGGCAGACATACCTTCAAGACATGCTGTCCGTCATGTATACATCATGTCCTGGGTTTGAGTCGCGTGCAGTTGAGTTGAGAAGCGATGCAATGGCAGATATACGAGGATACGAGTATTATACGGACCGCATCGGTGAAACGGGTCTCTTCAAGGAAGAGGCGCCGCCTCTGCCTGCTAAAGAAACCACATACCAAATCACGACTACAGATGTTCCGGACGTGTACAAACTCGAAGGAGACCTGGGGTACCTCCGCGTTCGAACTCTAGAATTGTCGCGCGCTCTGCGAACGATGGGTTCGTCCTTTCGACTGGAGTGTGTCAAGAATCCAGAAGACGATGGTACATGGACCCCCCTGCTGAATTAGAATATTGCGGCAATACAAATGAACACCGGAACC